GAAGTTGAATTAGTTGTTTCTGGAGATCCAGGTGGAGATACTGTAATCGTTCTTAAAATTTTTGGAATTGATTCAACATCTGACACACAATAATAAATAATTACTGTGGGGCTTCGGCCCCACATAATTTTTAAGGAGATAAATTATGGCAGGCGGCGGATCATTTTCAAGCGATCAAAAATTTACTACGTTAACAGCAGATGGTAGATTTAAAACTATAACAGGTGGTTCTACAAATTTAGGACCATGTAGAGTAACTTATATTCAAGCTGCTGGAGTAGCTAGTTCTACAGTTAAACTACATGATGGATCAGATGGCACAGGTTCTTTAGAGTTTCAATCAAGTTTTGGAACAGAGGGTTGTGATATTTTTGTTCCTGGCTCTGGTATAAGATTTAAAAATGGAGTGTATTTAGATTTAACTAATACAACTTCTGTAACAATAGGATACACAGGATAATGAAATCAGACGTAAAAGCAATTAGAAAAACAGATGCTACATTAGTCTTTGGAGGTAGAACAAGATTAAGAGGAATTATTCTTTCTTCAACTGGATCAGCAGGTTCAGTAACTTTACAAGACGGTAATTCTGTTACACAGTTTCAAGTAGATGTTCCAGCTGGGGATGTTTTTTCGTATAATTTAGCAGAAGATGGTATTTTGTTTGAAGGCGGTATGACTGTGTCAGCAATTTCAAACGCTGTTGCTACAATTATATTGGACAAGTAAGGAGACTAAATGGCTAATACTACTTCAGGAACGACAACGTTCGACAAGACATTTGCTATAGATGAGATTATAGAAGAGTCTTATGAACGAATAGGTATGCAAAGTGTATCTGGTAATCAGTTACGTATGGCCAGACGTTCTCTTAATATTATGTTTCAAGAGTGGGGTAACAGAGGTCTTCACTATTGGGAAGTAGCAAATAATTCAATTACATTAGTTGACGGTCAAGCAACATATACAATGTTTAGATCAACAGATGATGGCACTTCTAGTGCTACCGCTGTTTATGGTGTTGACGATATATTAGAAGCTGTTTACAGAAACTCTTCAAGTGTTGATACACCTCTTACAAAAATAAACAGATCTACATATCAAGGTCTTTCAAATAAAACATCTGAAGGAACGCCTTCACAATACTTTGTACAAAGATTTATAGATAAAGTTACAATCACTTTATACTTAACACCTGGTTCAACAGAAGCAGGTAATACAATTAACTATTATTATGTAAAAAGAATACAAGATGTTGGTAATTATACTAATGCAACAGATGTTCCATATAGATTTGTACCATGTATGGCATCAGGTTTAGCTTATTACTTATCGCAAAAATTCAAACCAGAATTAACTCAAAACATGAAATTATTATACGAAGATGAATTACAAAGAGCTTTAGCGGAAGATGGCTCATCATCTAGTTCTTACATAACACCAAAAACTTATTATCCAAATGTCTAATTTTTCAAAAGGTAAACATGCACAATTTATATCAGACAGATCTGGTATGGCTTTTCCATATAAAGAAATGGTTAGAGAATGGAATGGCTCTAGAGTTCACATATCAGAGTTTGAGCCTAAACAGCCACAATTAGAACCAAGAGCACACGGCGCTGATCCTGAAGGTTTACAGAATGCAAAACCTGCAAGAACAGAATTACCTACAGCAGATTTTTTACCTACTAATCCTTTCACAGCAGAAAATGCTGGAGGTGGAATTGGAGCTGTATATAGTGTTTCTCATCCCGATAGTGGAATACAAGTTGGAGACTATGTAAGATTAATGTCTCTTAAAAGCCCTTTGTCCATATCAGGTGTTGCAATTCCTATTCAAAACACAGAGCTTACAACTACTTTATCTGTAGGTATAAATGCTACAGCTACTTCTTTAGTTGTAACTGACCCTGATTTAGATTTTTATTTAAATGGTGGTTTTTTAATGATTGAAAAAGTTTTAACTTCATCAGATACTTCAGACGCTTTAAAAATAGGTACTTATCAAAATGAAATTATTCAATACACAGGTTATAATAATGGGACAAAAACATTGTCTGGTTTGACTAGAGGAACAAACGCAGTTTTTAGAGGTTCAACTCCTAAAAATACTATCGCAGGTAGCCACTCAGCTGGAGCAAAAATTATTGGTGCAAGAATAGTTACTGCTTTAAATACAACAACTTCTTCAAGTGCAGGACAACCTTCTTCCGTTACTAATTATAATGGATATCAATTAAAAACTAATGATCAAGGAGCTACCTGGCTTGATACTTATTCAGGCGGAGGAAATGGTTGTCAAGCAGGACCATTAAATGTAGAGTTATAATATGGCAGGATTTACATACGCAACATTAACAACAGCAATTCAAAACTACACAGAAGTAGATGCTAATGTATTAACATCTACTATTACTGATCAGTTTATTGATAATGCTGAAATGAGAATATTAAGAGACATACCTCTTGATGCATATAAAAAACAATCAACAGGTAATTTAGTTACAGGTCAAAATACAATTAACGTACCAGCAAAAACTTTATTTGTTAAAGGTGTGCAAGTATATACTTCAACATCTGCTGCTACAGGTGCTAACACTTGGTTAGAAAAAAAAGACGAATCTTATTTACAAGAATATCAACCATCAACAGAATCAACAGCTAGAGGAACACCTAAATACTATGCAATGTTTGGTGGAGCAACAGGTGTAACAGATACAACTTCTGGAAGACTATTTTTATCTCCTGCTCCTGATTCAACATATGTATTTAAAATTCATTATGAAGCTATTCCAACGGGATTATCTGGATCAAACACTACAACTTATGTAAGCCAATACTTTGGAAATGGGTTATTATATGCATGTTTATGTGAAGCATATGGGTATTTAAAAGGCCCTTTAGATATGTTGACACTATACGAAAATAAGTATAAACAAGAACTAGACAAGTTTGGTATGGAACAACTTGGCAGACGTAAACGAGATGATTATACGGATGGCACAGTTAGAATAACTATACCTTCAACGTCACCTTAATAGGAGATTAAATTATGGCAATATCATCAGCAATATGTTCAAGTTTCAAACAAGAACTTTTACAAGGTAAACACGATTTCGATTCATCAGGTGGTGACACTTTTAAAATTGCATTATATGATTCAGACGCAAGTTTAGGGGCAGCAACAACTGACTATTCTACATCTGAAGAAATTACAAACACGGCTGGATCTGCTTATACAGCAGGTGGTGCTGCATTAACAAACTCAGGTGTTTCTTTATCTTCAACAACAGCTTTCACAGATTTTTCTGATGTGTCTTACACATCAGCTTCTTTCACAGCTAACGGCGCATTAATTTACAACACAACAACAGACGGTGGTACAAGCACTACTGATGCTGTTGCTGTAATTGCTTTTGGCTCTGATAAAACAGCTACAAACGGAACTTTCACAATTCAGTTTCCAACAGCAGACGCATCGAACGCGATCATAAGATTAGCATAGGAGTAAAGAATGGCTGGATGGGGTAGATTTACCTGGGGCCAAGCTTACTGGGGCGAGGATGAATTACTTGCAACAGGTTGGGGTGCTAAATCTTGGGGTTCTGGTGAGTGGGGAAATCTTGCAGATGAAACTGTAACTCTTACAGGTCAATCAATATCTTCAAGTGTTGGATCATTAACTTTATCAGGAACAGCTTCTATTTCTTTAACAGGAGTGTCTTCAACATTTAATGTTGGTTCAATTACAAATGTTATTAGTGCAGAGTTTGATGTTGCAGGTTCACAATTTACAGCGCAGCCAGGTTCATTAACAATTGATATTGCTGTTACACCAAGTATTACAGGTCAATCCATTACATCAGCAATTGGTGTTATAGATCCTGCTGATCAAATCGTAGGATTAACAAGTCAAATAATTACATCAACACAAGGTACAGCAGTTGCACCAAACGAAGATGTAAGTCCAACAGGTATATCTATGAGTGCTACATTAGGTACTCCAATAGCTTTTGTTGGAACATTAGTTCTACCTACGGGTTTAGAAATTACATCATCTCAAGGCACAGCAGTTGCACCAAATGAAGATGTAACTTTAGGTGGATTAGAAGCAGAATTTGCTTTAGGTCAAATAGAAGGAACAGGTTCAGTAGCTGTTCCGTTAACAGGTGTATCTTCTACCATGACTGCTGGATCAATAGATCCTTCAGATCAAGTTATGGGATTATCAGGAGTATCTTTTAGTGCTTCTGTTGGAACTATAGATCCTAAAGATCAAGTAGTTGGTTTAACTGGTTTATCAATAACTTCTACACTAGGAGCACCATTTATTATTCATTATCAAGATGTTGACACAGGCAATAATACGAATTATAGTAATGTTTCAACGGGCTCAAATACTAGCTATTCGAGTGTTGCAACTGGATCAAATACAAGTTATAACGACGTAGAGGCAGCATAGGAAAATTATGGCATCAACATATACACCACTTGGTATAGAAAAAATGGCTACTGGCGAAAATGCCGGTACATGGGGAACAAAAACAAACGCTAACTTAGATCTTATCGAACAGGTTCTTGGTGGATATAAGGCAGTATCAATTGCAGGCGGAGCACAAACTACAGCTTTAACAGTCGCAGATGGTGCATTAACTGGAACAGCTCAAGCTAGAATGATTGAGTTCACAGGTTCTATTACAGGTAATCAAATTGTTACAATACCTTTAGATATAGAAAACTTTTACATTTTAAAAAATACAACATCAGGTTCTTACACAGTTCAATTTAAATACGCATCAGGATCTGGTGATACATTTACTTTTGCAACAACTAATAAAGGAACAGCGATTCTTTTTGCAACAGCAAATGATGGAACGAATCCTGACATTATTCAAATTCAAACAGGTGGAGATGTTGTAGATGATACATCACCTCAACTTGGTGGTAATTTAGATACAAACGATCAACAAATTATTACAGTTTCAAACAGAGATTTAAATTTATATCCAAACGGTACAGGTGCTGTTGAAGTAGGTGGTAACACAAATCCTGGTACAGTTATTTTAAATTGTGAATCAAACTCACATGGTATTAAATTACAATCACCACCACACTCAGCTGGTCAATCATACACATTAAAATTTCCAACAGGAAACGTTACAGCAGATAGATTTTTAAAAGTTGCATCAGTTTCTGGTTCAGGAACCACGGGTGTTGGTCAATTATCTTTTGCTGAAGTATCAGGTGGTACATCATACCAAGCTGTTAAAACTTCAGGCTTTACTGCAGTAGCAGGAGAAGGATATTTTTGTAATACATCATCAGCGGCTTTCACAGCAACATTACCAGCAGGAACGTTAGGTGATGAAATTACATTTATTGATTATGCTGGAACATTTGATACAAACAATTTAACGATTGCACCAAATGGCTCAGAGAAGATAATGGGAACTGCAGCAAGCTTAACTGTAAGCATAGAAAGAGCTGGTTTAACTCTAGTATATACTGATGGTACACAAGGTTGGCTGCTAAAGGATAAATAATCCGATGGCTAATTTAAAAACATTCAGTGGTTTTCCAATACAAAACCTATCATCAGATCCCGTACCTTTTGCACAAGCAAAAACAAATAATCCTTATGTAGGATCTTGGGCTAGTGGCACTAACGTAAATACAGCTAGAAGATCTATGGCAAGTGCTGGAACGCAAACAGCATCAATTATAACAGGAGGTCTTTTACCACCTGGAACATATGCTATAACTGAACAATGGAATGGTTCAGCGTGGACTGAAGTAGCAGATTTAAATACAGGTAGATGGTATTTTAAAGGAAGTGGGACTAGCACTGCTGCACTTGCGTATGGTGGTGTGGAGAGTACTCCAACAGCTTCTGCTAAAACAGAACTTTGGAATGGTTCTGGTTGGACAGAAACTGGAGATTTAAACACAGCTAGACAAAAAATGGGAAATAGCACTACAGGTACAACAACAGCATCAATAGCTTTTGGAGGATCACCAGCAGATCCAGCCGGCGGTGGTGCTTTATCAATTAATGAGTCTTGGAATGGTTCAGCGTGGACTGAAGTAGCAGATTTAAATACAGCAAGAAAAGGACTTGGTGGATCTGGAACAAGCACTGCAGCTTTAGCTATAGCAGGTAATACAGGATCTGTTTCAGCTTTAAATGAATCTTGGAATGGTTCTTCATGGACTGAAGTTGGAGATTTAAATACAGCAAGAGAACAAGGTGGTACAGCAGGAACTCAAACTTCTGCAATAACTTGGTCAGGTTATCCAGATTCTCCTGGAGTTCTTACAGAACAATGGAACGGTTCAGCTTGGACAGAAGTATCAGATTTAGCAAATAAACAAATAGCATCAGGATCTGCAGGAGTGAGTGGAGAATCTGCAGCAGCTATTTCAGGATATAATGGAAGTTCTAACGTTGCAACTGTTGAAGACTGGTCTTTCTCTGGCATCCCGCCAACTGCACCCGCAGCTGGATACTCAGACGCAATCGTTGGACAAATGTATTACAATTCAACATCAGGAAGTTTTAAAGCTATTAAAACTGCTGTAGGTTCTTGGTCATCAGGTGGTAATTTAACTACAGCTAGAAAACATATTACGTTAGCTGGAACACAAACTGCTGCAATAGTAGCAGGTGGTTATATAACATCAACAGATGCTGTATCAGCTTTGTCTGAAGAATATAATGGCACAGCTTGGTCTGAGGGGAATAATTTAAATTTAGGTAGAATTTATCACAGTACTTTTGGAACACAAACAGCTGCAGTTTTAGTTGGTGGTTTAACACTTGGTCCAACTGCTTATAGAAATGAATCTGAAAGTTATGATGGCACATCTTGGAGTGAGGGTAATAATTTAAATACAGCTAGACATAACGCAGCAATGTCTTTTGGAGTTCAAACCGCTGCAATAGTAGCATCAGGTGATGCACCTCCTTATACAACTAATGTAGAATCTTATGATGGAACTTCTTATACTGAAATTACTAATGTAAATACAGGAAGACAATTTGGTGCTTCTGCTGGAGTATCAACAGATGGATTAATTTATTCAGGTAATAATTCACCAGGAATTATAACTAATACAGAAACTTGGAATGGCTCTGCTTGGACTGAAGTAAATGATGTAAACACAGGTAGATATTTTGGAGCTGGAGGTGGTGTATCAACTTTAGCCATTTTAGCAGGTGGCTCTAGTGATATTTCTACTGACAATGGTAAAATTGCTAACACAGAAGAATGGAATGGTACAAATTGGACTGAAGTAAACGATTTAGCTACAGCAAGAGTTAGGTTTGGTGGAGATGGAACAGGAAACGCTAATGTTGCAGCAGGAGGTTATAATGGGTCAGCAGATTTATCTGCAACAGAAGAATGGAATAAACCAAATTTTGAAATTAACACTTTAACTACGAGCTAATATGATTTATAAACAAAG